TGCCTCCATCCTCACCTTCGAACTCATATTCGAAATTTAATCCTGGAGCTTTATTAGTAACAAATTCTCGGAAAGTCCTAGAATCTCTAGCTAAAAACTCATAACGAATAAAATCATCGATTCGTTCTTTGGTGCGGTTGCCATCGACCTCTGTAACTAGTTGTTTTAAAAGATCTGTAATAGCTGTTGTATTCACAGTTTTCAAATATGCAAATTTTATTTCAGCACCAGTTGATAATGTGTAGCTAAATTCTCCATTATCATCTGCAACAAGATCAAATGGCTTAGGTTGTAGTTTTTTAAGATCCACTACTCGATCTAAAGGTTTGTTAGTTTTTGGATCTGTAACTTGAACTGGATATTCTGCACCATATGATACAATGCGCGCATTAATAATAAGTGCATCGCGATCTACTGAAGCAATATCATGAATATCAATATTATCTAATATCAATGATTCCAACAACTTGTCAAAAATTACACCTTCTCTGAGATAACTAACATTGGTTAGAATGTCTTCATCATAAGCTGTCATGTATCGCATTTCAACTTGACCAGATGATAATGGATGTGACTTTGGATAAATCTTGCCACCGCTTGGGAGATTCACAATAATGCTTGGTAATTTGCTGCGTTGTTGGGTTTCAAAACGTTGTTTAGCGATGTTTATTAAATCGGTATCGCCTAATCTTGTAGTATTACTCATATTCCTATAACCTTTATTATAAATACCACAAACATAAAAAATGGGGGCAAAAGCCCCCATAATATACTGTTTTCATTGTGGATTAGAAATTCAAGAATGCCCAATCGTAACGAAGTGTTAAATCAATTGCTTGTACCTCATCAGAACCCCAATCGTAATCACCAAATTTTGCGTCTGTAATGAAAGCACCTTTCAAGATCCATTCTTCAACTACTTCACCGAGTGGGGAAAGTTGATGCAAACGAACCTCTTTTTTATAGAAAGATGAATAACCATCACGACCTGTTGCTGATTCGTGGTGATCACGTACCCAATCCATTACTGCTTGTGCTGCAGAAGGAACGATTGGATCGTAAAGTGTCATTCCGATAGTGCTCCACTCTGATTTACCTTTTACGTAACGCTTGATATTGATGTGGTCTAATGCAACCTCTCCGTTTGCAATAGAAGGTTTATCTGAAGTTTTGATCAGGTATGCTGGAATGCCATTCAATTCCATGATAAACTGACTCTTGCGTTTCGGTTCCCATGCAAATGCAGCATCGAACATTTCGTTTTCAGAAGCATACGCCAAATTTTGGTTTATTTGATCAAATAATGCCATTGTATTATTCCTTATTTTTACTAATAAATATCATCGAACATGAAAAAAGGCAGAACCGAAGTCCTGCCTTTATTGGTTTTGTTTTGAATATTCTACTATTCAGGGAAACTTGCTCCTGTCGGTTGAACATTGAAATCCAAGATTATGAATTCTGCGGTTCTTGTCGGTTGCAAGAAAATCTGACCGTAAAGAATATTTTGGTCAATCAAGTCTGCTGTGTTGTTGCTTTGATCCATTACCACGCGGAATGCATACAAGCCTTGTTTTGCACGTACTTGTTCCATGTAAGGATTAACGATGCTCAAGAAACGATTGCGAGTTGCTGTGGTATTTTGTTCAAATACAAGGTAGCGAGTTGATGATGCAATAAATTTCTTAACTTCGATAAGCAAACGACGCACATTAACGCGGTCTAATGCACTTGGTCGAGCTTGCAAGGTCTTTTGACCCCAAACACAAACACCATCGTTTAAGAAGTTGGCAATAGGGTTTACACGAGCTTCATACAGGTTGTCTCGGTCTGATTGTGTAAGACGCTTGTATGTATCTGTTACTGCAGTTAAACCACCACGATTAAGACCTGCTGGTGCATACCAAGGTGCAGATACTTTATCATTGAATGCTAATACTCCTGGAATCATTACTGATGCAGGTACCCATACCGGAACATTCTTGCTTGGATTATTGATTCTAACCCATGGCCAATATGTTGCTGTGTAGTTGCTATCAATATCAGTTACTGTGGATACTACTGTGTCAGTGGTTGCATTTAATGCATTTGAATCCATTACATAAAATGCATCTTGACGAGTTTCAACAAAACTGCGAGCCAATGTAGTGATGCGTGGGTGCAATGAATGAATGATACCTGGCGTAACCAACAAGTTCAAATCATAATAATCTGTATTGCTAAGAAGGTTCAATGCTTTTGTGTAAGATACTGTACCTGTGCTGGTTGTTGATGAACAATCAAACCCAAATGTATTAGCAGAAGTAATATTTACTCCGGAATATTTTTTAAGGTTTGGTTTAGCGCCATCAAAACCACCTTGAAGTGGCACCATGAACTTACGCGTTGCAAGTGATACTTGTGAAGAGATTGTTCCTGCATCTAATGCTGTTTGGATTGATCCTGAATAAGCAGTTGACAATGAAGGATAAGCTGCTTCTGCATTTTGAGAAACATCTCCAAGATAGAATGTGGTGTTGTTACCCGTTGATGGTGATGTGCTCACAATCGGTGCCAAGAAGTTCATGTTGTTTTGATTAGCATAATCAAAGCCGAAATAGTTGTTGGCATTGAACGAGCTATTCACTACTTGTGATGTTACATAACTTGCTGCAGCAAGGTTTCTTGTAGTGTTTACATTTGGAATTGGCGAATACACTGCGCGGAAACCAAATGGAACAAGAGTCTTGTCATTGGTTTTGTTGGTTACTGCATCCGTTACTTCAATGCGAACGTATTTGGATTTGTTTGGATAATCTCCTGATGTTACAATATCGCCTGAATCATTGATAGTCTGATAACGATCGCCAATGATGCGTGCAATGTAACGAGACGAATCTGGATCCAAGTTTACATTCAAGAATGTTTCAACGCGGTCCGGAGTAGTGTCAGTGTCGGTTGATGAATAAGGTGAGTTTGGAATACCTGGTGTCAATGTGTTAACACGACGGATTTCAACTGTAAAATTACCATATCCATTTGGATCTGAAACTTCTGTAGCAGTGCGGATATCTCGAATACCAACTTTTACTTCGTGGTTTACTGATGTACCATGAGAGATAGTATGGAAACGGAATAGGTCTTTAACTACAGCGCCGATGCGTTGTGATGTGATCCAAGGTGTTGCCGCGGTAGCAAAATCTTGACGCAAATCAAAGTTTGCAATAGGTACTAATGACATTACAACATCGCCTAAGTTATTGAATAAGCTTGCGGCTGTTTTGTTTTCATAAGCAACATAAACCGGATAATCAATCGATTTCGGTGATGCTCCGAATGTCTTAGTCAAATACTTATTGTCTGATGTTAAGATTGAACCAGATACTACTGTAGCTAAAAATGTTCCACTAAAGCCAATAGCCGTGTCTGCTGGTGCTGTGTAAGTACCTGCAATAGTTAATCCGAATGAGCCACTTCCAATGTTTGTTAACGCTGATGTTTCAAATACGTTGGTTGCGCCTTCGGTGATTACTGGTTGAGTTGGATGAAGTACATGAGTTACTGTTGATACAGATGCTGATGTAGCAAGAATTGCTAAAGCACCATTAGATAACTGATATCCATTTTCATACAGCAAACGTGTTACTGTGATTGTGTTTCCATTGCGCAAATAATCTTGGACTACGTAAGGAACATATGAATCATCTGTGTATGATCCAAACATTGCTTCAAACTCGCCAAAAGATGTTACTCGCGTTGGAATAAGTGCAGGCCCTTTTACTGTTGGGCCGACAACTGCTGCGCCGATTTGGGCAACGCCACCAGCTAAAAACGATTGATCTACTTCGTTCGTAAATACGCCTGGTGACACTATTCTTTCTGCCATTTATTTTCTCCTTGTGATTTTACTAATAAATATCTTGTTAGGCATCCAAACCGTTTGGAGTGAATGTGCCTTCTGCAAGATTGATGCTGCCATCTCCGTAACGGGCACGCATTCGATCAAGCAACTCTTGTTCTTGTTGGCGAAGCGAATCAAATGCCGCTAATGCTTTTTCTTCTGCTTCATCAAGCATTTCTGTTTGACGACGAACCATTGCTCGTTCTATTGCAATATTGCCTAACTCACGGGCATTGTTGGCAAATGCCTCGCGAGTGGCTTGTATTTCTTCTAAATGGGTTTTATCCAGTTTTTGTTTCATATAACCTTTTCTCTTTATTATTAGAAATTATTTGCTGTTATCCAACCTTGTTATGTTATTGTGTTTGTGTTAT